ACCTACACCCATGAGCCTCAGTTCTTCAAAAAGTCAGATTTCAAGCGGATTCCACGGACAATGATTCCGGCTTTGGTACGCTTCTTCTCAAAACCGGCAAGCTCAATGGCCGTATAGAAATCCGTCGTACTGCGTATATACTCACCGACCTGGGTGCAGTAGGCGCGGTATTCGTTGTAGAACTCGCCGGACTTGGCGGTATAGGTCGGATCAATCTCACAGCATTCCTCCAGGAACTGCGCAAGCCAGTCGTTGTTTTCCTTATACCGCCTGATCGCCTCCACCACGACCCTGGGCTGCGCGATCCTGTAATCCTTGGCGATCACCCTGCGGGCACCTTCGATAATCCACGACAGGATCGCCCCGCCGCACTTCTTATACAGGTAGTCCGCGTAATTCTTGATGTCGCTGTTGCCCTCTATGACCGCGTTGAAGGGAATCACGATGAGCCGCCTCCACGTTCCGGCGTCCAGAGCGCCGACCTTCGGCAGGTGGTTGGTATAGAGCACCAGCGTGTGCGTCGGCACATATGAGAACGGGTCCTTGTACTTCTTTTCCGCGTAGATCTCGTCTGTAGAGCAGAGCTGCTTGACGTTGGAAGTGGAAAGGCGCATACCTTCCTCCAGCTCGGCGGCAATCAGCAGGCGCTTGCCCTTGGCCTCCGCCAGCTCCGGCTTGACGTTCCGCTTGCAGCCAACGGTCAGCGTGTCGGCGGACATATTGCCGGAATAGCTGCCCATTACGCGGGAGACAGCGTTCCAGAAGGTAGACTTGCCGTTCCGGCCTTCGCCATAGGCGATGATCAGGGCCTCGATGCAGACTTTGCCGATGGCGGCCAGGCCCGCGATTTCCTGGACATAGTCCATGAGCTCATGATCGCCGACGAAGAATGTCTCAAGCGCGGCCTGCCAGATATCCATGTTCACGGTATCCGGGTCAACGGCGGTCTGCTTGGTGATGAAGTCCTTCGGGTCGTGCTCATGATGTGCCTCCAGGCCTTTGCTCAGGTCGTATGTGGCGGAGGGCGTGTTCAGCAGGAATTCATCTGCGTCCAGCTCGCGCTGGTCGATTTCCAGCATCGGCCTGGCTTCCTTCAGGGCGGAGGTGATGTATTTGGAATCCCGGCGCTTGATGGCGTAGTTGCGGTATGTGACGGCAACCTCGTACTTTCGGAAGGACCGCATCTGCGCCGGATTCATCGCGGCGGCGGCCTTCTTGCTGCCCATGGACGCCAGCAGCTCCCACGCGCCGTTCTTCGTCATCTCCTCGGTCACCTTTTTGATCTCGGTTTCCGCTTCCTCCAGCTGGCGTGCTGTGAGCTCCTGCGCCACAGCCTGGGCCTTGGGTTTCGACTCTTCCCAGAAGCTGCCGTTGTAGACCAGGTAATCCGTTGACGGGGAATAACGGAGCCTGCCGCAGTATTCCCGCGTCAGCACAATCGCCTGTCCGACATCGGAGTAGTCCTGGGGTTGCAGCGCCAGCTCCTGGTTGTATTTTTCAGGCGGGATGTAATCCTCCTGACCGGCGATCTTTCCATAGAAGCGAAGCGCGCTGCGCCAGATGGTATCCAGCTCATGGGCATCCAGGGGCGGGTCACAGTTCTGGGCATATTCGAGGAAATGTGCATGCGCTTCTTCCGTGTTGCCGTAGCGCTTCAGGATTCTTCCGGCATAGTGCGACATCGTTGCGTTCCTGCTGCCTTCCGGGATGACCGTACCGCCATAGCTGCCATCCGGCATATCGGCGTCGAAGTCCACGTCGTTCAGGAAGGTGGTCAGGTTCATCGGCCCGTCAAACACCTCGACCTGGGGCTTTGCCGTGCCGTAGAAGAAACGGGCCGCGTCCAGAGCCTTCGTGTCGAAATACGGGAAGATGGCATTGATCAGCTTCTTCAGGTTGCTGTACTCGTCCGGATCGGTCATCGTGTCGATGGGAAAGAATACATGGAACTTGGGCCTCGGCGCTTTGCCATTCTTGCTCTTCAGGTGGTGGCGAGAGTAATGGACGGCAAAGGCCACATTCGGAAACGCCTGCGCGACATCGGACGGATAAATCCAGTCTTCCGGATTTTCCGTATGGTCGTTGTCGCAGTCTACCGGCAAGCAGTCGCTGCCGATGAAATTCTCGTTGCTGCGATAGTGATTCTGATACTCGGCGCAGACGTAATCACGCTGGACGGCGGCACCAAGCGATGCCGCGTCCGTGATCTCATCCGCATGGGGATACGAGCAGTTGCTGGGGTCCCCGATGCAATCCGCGTGGTAAATATGAAACATCATCTCTTCCTCCAAACCGGGAATACCCGAGAAGTGGCGCTGTGCTCAAACCGCGCCTGCCTGGCCATGCGGTACGCTTTCTCTGTGGCAATCCCGTCCATATCGCACAGGTAGCTGCTGTCGTCGCCGAAGAGCTCGAAACGGCCATGCTTATTGATGCCGGGATAGGCGGCAAAGTGATCGCCGTCGATAGTCTCGAAATTGAATTCATAAGGCCAGCAATCGTTACCGGAGGAATAGGCCCTGTCGCCGATCTCCCGGATGACGTCGTTGATATCATCACCTGCGGGAATCGCGCCGACAACCAGCGTGGCGGTTTCGGACTTGTGAACGTACTCCGTGTCCGGGAAGCCCATGTTCACGAAGCTGTTGATTTTCTGGGCGTCCCTGTCGGTCATCTTGCCCTTGACCTCCACGAAGAGGTCGCCGCCATCGCGGCCATCCACGCCATGCAGCAGGAAGTCCGGCAGATACAGCAGACCGTTGTCCAGCTTATAGCCTTCCGGCTCGTATTCGTAATCGACACCGCAGGCGTCAAAGAAGACGGCCCATCTCGCTTCCAGGCGGGAACGGAAAAGATAGCCGTTGTATTCAGTCTGGATGGGTTTCAGTTTGCGCATTCTTGATCTCCTCCAATTCCTCTGTGAAGTAGCGCAGCCGGTAGTTCTTCCAGCGTGCGCGCTTGATCTCGGCGGCCATGCCGGGTGAGACGGTCTTGCCGAACACCCAGACCTCTGAGCACTTGCTCATGACGGCGTTGCCGAAGAAAAGGCCGAGCTCACGTTCGGTGGGTTTGCTGTCATCCATGAACTGTGGAAACAGCAGGTGCGGCGCGATGGGGATATAGCCTCTCTCCATGGCAAACCGGGAGTATTTCCGGGCTGCGGCCACATTACGTTCCACGTCTCCCGCATAGGGAGAGCAAATGTAGACGATAGGCCGAAAAGCACGAAGCGCTCGATGCTCATCGTGCTCAATCTCCAGAAATGCCTGGTATGGCGTGGGATCAAGGTATCCTTCGCTGTTACGGATATCGACACTCATGAAAAGGACCTCCTTTCCGGGCGGGCTGTCACCACCCATTCACTATCCACTGGAGGTGACAGCCCGCTTTTGACGAAGGAGGCTCAATCTTTTTTATAGAATTCTGTTTCGTAGCCATCCGCCCGGAGCAGCAGGCCGTCTGCCCAGGGCGGCGTGCGGCCCATCTGCTCACATACCGCGTCCAGCGACATGCGCGGATCAGCTTCGATGACCAGCTCGTCGTGGATATGCATGACGATGCTGCAGCACCGGAGCGTCTTCATGGCATGACACAGGATGTCGCGGGAGGTGGCCTGCACGATGTTTTCCACGAGCTTGGGACCGTAGGTGTCGAGGCGCTCCCATTTCTTCGTGCCGCCGGTGCCCTCAAAAGTAATACACTCACCGCCGAACTTGTTTGTGCCGATTTTCGGCTTCACATATGCCAGGCTCCGTCCGGAGGGCAACGTGATGAAGAGCATTCCGCTGCGGTAGGAAAAGAGAATGCCGTGGGTCTTGACGGTGCTGTGATACTTGACGGCTTCCATGGCCGCATGGTCCACGTCCCACCAGAGCATCACGATATGCGGATTGGATTGCCGCCAGGCTTCAACCAGCGGAGGTAGCTCATCTTCGGTCAACCCCATTTCGATAGCACCCATTGCTTTCAGGGCACCGACCGAGCCGCCATAACCAAGGGCCAATTCTGCGATCTTGCCTTTCTGTCGCAAATGACCATTGATTCCGTGCTTCTCCACGGGGACCTTGAACATCTGCGAGGCGGAGGCGCAATAGATATCGCCGCCCTTGGCGAACACTTCCTGCCGCCAGGCCTCACCGGCCAGCCAGGCGATGACACGGGCCTCAATCGCGGAAAAGTCGGACACGATGAACTTATTGCCGTCTTTCGGAATGAAAGCCGTGCGGATCAGCTGCGAGAGCGTATCCGGCACATCCTCATACAGCATTTCGACGCTGTCATAATCACCGGTGCGAACGAGAGCACGTGCCTCTGCCAGGTCCGGGAGATGATTCTGAGGCAGGTTCTGCATCTGGATCAGGCGGCCAGCCCATCGCCCGGTACGGCTGCCGTAGAACTGGAACATTCCACGGGCGCGGCCATCCGCGCAGACAGCGTTGACCATGGACTGGTACTTCTTCACGCTGGATTTCGCCAACTGCTGCCGGAGGATCAGCACGCGCTGCAGTTCCGGAGGAGCGCCTTTGATAAGCTCCGCTACGACCTTTTTCCCAAGGCTGTCGGTCTCCATGCCGTTATCGGACAGCCACTGTTTCATCTGCTGGACGCTGTTGGGATTGTCCAGCTCTGTCAGGCGCTTCATAGCCTTTGTCAGCTCGGTCCGGGAACGGGTGTCCATGTCGATGGCCTGCCAGACCAGCGGCAGGTCGATCATGACGCCACGGTCATTGATCTCCTGGTCGATGTGATACTCGTCCCATATGAAGTCCGGGACCGGAAACTTCTGCAGGCGTTCCTGGATGGACATCTCGGTTTCGACGTCACGGACGTTGTAGCGCTTAAAGGCGGCCCACTTGACCGGTTCGTCTTCCGGACGGTTACGGGTGCGGCCATTGTTGGCCTTCGTAGGGACGCAGGGCTGACAGAAGAGCTTGATCAGTTCTTTACCTTCCGTGAGCTTCTGCTTTTCCAGCCCGAGCACCGCGCCGACGCCTTCCAGCGACAGCGGCAGTCCCATCGTGGCCGCCCAGATCATGGAGCAGCGCCAGCTTTCCGGATTCAGGTATGGGGCTAATTCCGTAGAGAGCGGATGATTATCGTGGAAGGGA